GATTCAGGCAAAACTCGACAAAATCAAAACGGAAACAATTGCATCGTTTGGGTTGCATCCACAATTGACCAGATTGGACTTTTCTAATGGCCCCACAATACGAATACCGTTGCCCAGCCGATCAATCAATGATCGTTATGTATCAATCATTTGAAGATAGTTCAATCCCTAATTGCCCACAATGCGATCAGCAAATGAACAAGCAATACCAGGCAACTCCAACAATCTTTNGCGGTGATGGATGGGCGGGTAAATCATGAGCAGACCTAAGAGCGTAAGAATATTTGGCCGTGAAGTATTTTTTGTGGCGTTTGATCGCAATAGTTATCACAGGTATCGTTTCAGAATTAAATTACAACCATTTAAATACACCAACAACAGAATCTTTAGCGCCATATTGTTTGGCATTGAATATAGAATTAACTGGACACCAGGAAGGCCAAAATGATTATCGGACTTAGCGGATACGCTCAAAGCGGTAAAGACACAGTAGCCAATATCCTTGTTGATAAATACGGATATAAGCGCGTGGCATTTGCTGACAAGATTCGGGAATGTCTTTTTGCGCTTGATCCTATTGTTGGTGTTCGGGATGGCTCATCAGCAACCCTGCATTTATCTGAATACTTTGATGATTTTGGATGGGAGAAGGCTAAGAAACTTCCAGAGGTTCGCCGCTTACTACAAGTGCTGGGAACTGAAGTCGGTCGCAATCTAATTGATGAACAAATTTGGATTGAGATGGCATTGGGCAATGTGGCAATTGGAGATAAAGTTGTTGTAACTGATGTCAGGTTTGAAGATGAAGCCAAGGAAATCAAATGGCTCTTTGGAGAAATTTGGCGCATAAACCGACCAAACACAAAGCCAGCCAATGCTCACATCTCTGAGATTGCTCTTGATGACTGGGTATTCGATCGCTTCATTGACAATTCAGGTGATCTCAAAATGCTTGAAGATTTGATTGATGAGGCAATTGCATGACTCACGATGAATTGTTGGCAAAGTTAAATTTGGCTTTTAATGCTGATACTTGTTGGAAGATAGCCATTATTCGTGCGGTGTTGGAGTTACATAAGCCAATTAAAAGAAGCGATGATAAAAACAATTCTAAAGAATTGGGATTTTGTTTAGCCTGTACGCCACCATCATTAAATTTTTATGAGGCTATTCATTATCCTTGCCCAACTATTCAAGCCATAGAAAAGGAGTTGAAATGACTTCAAAATCTACAAAAAACCATCTTGTTAAATCTTTAATTGCAGTAATGGAATTGCATAAACCTAAAACATTTATTGGAGAAATTCCTTTGCCTAAAGAATTAAGTATTGTTAAATGCGAAGGTTGCAAAGAACATTATCCCTGCTCAACTATTCAAGCCATAGAGGAGCAACTTAAATGACTCACAACCAATTATTAGAGCGTATTAACGACCAAGAGTTTGCTTATGCTTATTTGGCAAATGCTTTGCTCGCAGTAATGGAAGAGCATAGACCTTGTCTTGAAGATTGCAACCAAGATGGAAAAGAATGTGGCTCTTGTTTATGTGGACAAATTTATCCCTGCTCAACCATTCAAGCCATAGAAAAGGAGTTGAGATGACTCACGATGAATTACTTCAAGAGATAGATGCGATTATTTCCATTGGTTATGCAGAGAGCGGATTTTCTGAATATGCGGCTAATGGAACTAGAGCGGAGAAGGCTCTTCGCGCAGTAGTGGAATTACATACTCCTGACTGGAGAAATCAATGTTCTCACTGCCTAGAGCCTAACGACCATGATGAGTTGAATAAAAACTACCTTTACCCCTGCCCAACTATTCAAGCCATAGAGAAGGAGTTGAAATGACTCACGATGATTGGGTAGCAATAGAACAAATTTTTGCCGCATTTATTTTTACAGTAAGTATGATGATTTTAAGTGCAATTTATATTGCAAAAAAAATGGAACAATGGTATAGAAAATGAAAGATTGGCACATAAATAGGTGTATTTCGTGCGGGGCTTGGGGTCAAATTGACTCACAATGCTCAACCTGCACTACAATTATCCCACCAACGAAAGGAGATGCAGAAATGCAGAACTCAATCAATGGAGGCAACTCATGATGGCACTAGGATCGGCGGCGATTGAGGCCCGCTGAAGTTCAAGGCTCGGTTTCTCTTAGTAACCGCATTAGCGGTAGGAATCGCGCTCGCAACTCCAGCGTTAGCACAAAGCCCTAATTTCTTTGAAATGGCTTTGGTAAATAGAACGCCAGAAGTTGCCAAGATGTACGCGCAAACACAATTGAATAAATACGGTTGGGATAACCAAACTCAATGGTTAGCACTTCAGGAACTTTGGACTAACGAAAGTAACTGGAGGCCAAATGCTAAAAATCATTTGCCAGTAAAGATGCTGATAAATGGTCGTTGGATTAAGTTCTATGCTGGCGGAATTCCGCAAAGGCTAGGTTTAAGCCCAAAGGCAAGTATTCCAACTCAGATNGCAACGGGCCTTTCCTACATCAAAGACCGTTACGGATCGCCAGTAAAGGCTCTTAGGTTTTGGAACCGNCATTACTGGTATTAAGTTTCACTAGGGCCGTTTCCTAGTGATTAGAGGGTGGTTGAGCAGGGATACCTCCAGTTCCTATGTTCCCACCCTNATCTAATTACAATGGTGTAAGATGTAATTTATGACCACCATCATCGCAAGGCAATTCCCAGATCGCGTTGTGATTGGTGCAGATAGTCTTGTAACTGCAACACGCAAATACTCACATCCTAAAATGGCAAAGATCACAGAACGCGGGCAATATCTAATTGCTGGCGCTGGAGAATCTGCGGCTTGCGATATTGCGCAACATATTTGGAATCCACCAAAACCAACAATTGAAGATAAAAAAGATTTATATCACTTTGTAATTACAAAAGTAATTCCATCGTTAAAACAATGTTTCAAAGACAATGACTACAAGTGGGATGATAAAGATGACGAAGAAACCAAGTTCGCTTTTATTATTGCAATTGGCGGTGAAGTATTTGATATTAGCGATGACTTTGCTGTTTGCCTCGATGCTGATGGCTGTTATGGGATTGGCAGCGGTAGTTCTCTGGCTTTGGGTGCTATTAAAGCAGGTGCTTCTATGGAAGCCGCGCTCAAGATAGCCGCAGAAAAAGACCCATACACCGCTGGGCCGTTTTTATTTATGGAGCAGGAAAAATGGATAAGCAAGTAGCCGAAATCGTATTGGCTAGAGCCAAAGGTTATTGTGAAGCGTGTGGATTGCCAGGCGATGATTTTGCTTTGCATCATCGCAAACTTAAATCGCGTGGCGGAAAAGATGAAGTTGCAAATCTAATTGCAGTTCATCACAAATGCCATAATCTAGGCACATTTAGTATTCATCTAAACCCCGAAAAGGCTACGATGAAAGGCTGGATGGTTCCTTCGTGGGCCGACCCAGAGCAATACCCTCTGCATCTACACGATTCAGAGGTTGTAAGGTTAGATCAAGAAGGCAATTACCTAAAGTTGGAGGCATGATGGCAACAATTACAGTTCGAGGCATAGTTGGAAAAGACCCTGAATTAAAATTTATTAAAGGAAGAAATGGCGATTTTGCGGTTGCCAACTTCTCGTTGGCTGATTCACAAGCAAAGAACAAGAATGGTGAATGGGTCAATGGTTTAACCGTTTGGTACAACATTTCAGTAACAGGCCGACAAGCAGAAGTTGTTGCCGATGCCGTTACAAAAGGCCAGCAATTAAAGATTACTGGCGAGATGGAAATTGCTGAATACATAGCCAAAGATGGCACAACAAAGATCGCTCACAACATTACGACTACTGACATTTCAGAACCTATCAAGGCTCAACAACGCCAGAAGNCTAAGCAAGAAGAGGAATACANCCCTTGGAACTAATTGACTCTAAAAAGGTTTGCGCGATTTTAGGCGTTACTGCCAACAACNTGCATCAATTGCAGCACCGTAAGCAATTGGCGTGGGTTGAGAAAAAAGGCAANAATGTTTATTACTCACTTGAAGATGTTGAANCATTAAAGGTGAAGCGCACAAAATAAATGAAATGCGCTAACTGCCGTAGAACTTCTGAACGCAACATTTGTAATAACTGCTGGAATTTTGCAATAGACCAATTGCATAAATTTCCTAACTATTATTACAGTCTTGAAAAAGAGATGTTGCCATCTCAAGGCTACGGCGAGCGCGTTCAAAGCAGTAAAACTCCCCCAATACCTGTTAGATTAGAAACTTTGCATTTGCGTACTGGAGGGATCAGCCAACCATTGATGAAACATGAATCGCGTATAAGAGTCATTCGCAAAGAAACCAAGATTACCTTTAGGGGTGATGAGCAAAACCGCATTACGATTACTTGTGAATATCACATTAACCGTTCTGAATGGACTTATCACAACTACGATAATCTTGAAGAACTAACCAAAGACATCATTGAAACCAGCAATACAATCAATTTTGTTTTAGGTAACAAGAGCGAAGATATTATGATTGGCTCATGCCCAACTGTTGATGAAGATGGCAACCGTTGCAATTCCAAACTAAAGATCAATCCGCAAATGCGCACAAGCGTTATCACTTGTAGAGTTTGTGATACATCATGGGATTCAACTAAATGGCGCTTACTTGGCAAGATGTTAGATGCGTAAGATAAGCGTTATTGAAGCCAGTCTTTTGTACAAGGTAACTAATCGCACCGTGTATAACTGGATCATGGAAGATCAGATAGAGTGCGAAGATGGCAAGTATGATCTTGATAAGTTACAGAAGGCTCACGATCGCCGCAGAACTCTCAAGCATTTAAAGAGATTTGCGGTTTGACTTGTTTTCAGTTATATTTTGTACAATTGGTTGGCGTGTACCCAGGATGAGGTTATGATTACCGCCGAAGCCACACTCGAAGAAATTGACGAAGCACTATCTTTCTTGCGGGAAAAATTACAAGACCGTTATGGAAATCGCCTGACTTATCACCAAAGGCAAACATATCTTTCTAGCGTTGATGACCTAC